CTCATGGCGTAATACCTCCATATTTTCAATTTTTCCCGTTTCCGGGTAAAAGCAAGCCGGGGAATCGAACCCCGGTGTAAGCCTGTCTTACTTGCTTAATTACGCTATTTTTTCAACTTTTCGTCTTTTCTTTTCGTTTTCTTCCCTTGTTATACTGGAATCATCAAAAACAACATTGTAACCGCTATTTTTTAATGATTTTGCCATCTTGTAAGGATTAATTTTTGGAAAGCTACAAACGTATTCTATAACGTTCATTCTTATATACCCGTTATCGTCCCCGAGTTTTTCAAGGTCTTTTTTGTAAAGATTAAAAATTCTTATTTCTTTTTCCTGTATTGTTTCTTTTCTCATATTATCAACCATCCTTTCATCATGCGCCCTGTCTCATCGGTGCAGGTAGGGCAGTTCCTGCAGACAGCGGCAGATTCCGCCGTTTCGACTTAATTTTTCATTGCGCAACCCGTCCAAGTTTTACAAACTGTACCGTTACAACTTATACCGCATTTTTTACAGCTATAACACATGGTATTTAAATCGTTATAATAAATGTTATATGCTTCTTGTCTTTCCGCCTGTCTAATTGCAAGAACGCGCTCAAATGCTTTTTTTACAGTCGGGAGAACAGCCGCGCCGCTTTTAATCGCCTTAGCGAGTACCGCCATTTCATCGGCTGTTTTATCGTAAATGTGCGAAATTATGTTATTAAATTCGTCCTCTGAAATATTAAGCTCTTTTAAATCCTGTTCGTACGTTCTCATATTTTCCCTTTCTGGTCTGCCATCATCAGAGCCGGGAGACCATCCCACGGCTGACGCTCCATGGCGGAGCGTTTCGGCTTAAAAAACAGATAATTCAATTGATTCGATTTCCTCCCAACTGAATCCCAGCCGGTGCATATCTAACGCCGCATCACTCTGTATGGCTGATGCCTCTGCTGTCAGCTCCCGGTTGAAAATCTGGCAGAAAATCTTGTAGGCATTGACTGCGCCTTCGTAGGTAAACACTTGAAGGTTTCCAACCTTGGCTCCGTATGTTTTATTGATTTTAATAGATCCTGTCATGTTTATTTCCACACTTTCTTATGCTTCTATTGTTCGATACCCTACTAAAAATACCTCTTTGTCGTTCCAGTCTTTTATCTTTGCCTTCCTTTCTTCACTGCGCCTTTCGTTAAAGCGTCCGGCGTGCTGTACTTCCACATATTTGACAACCTTTTCAGTTCTTCCAGTAATCTGAAATGTGATTCCACTTTCATAGTATCTTTGTCCTATTTCAAATTTTCTCATGTTATTTTCCTCGCTTTCTTTTTTATGTGCCGGTGTTCGCTTGGTAGGTGTCACCGGCTTTATTTATTTGTTGAGATAACTATAGCATAGTTTAATAATATAGTCAATAGCATAGTTTAATAATTTTAAAAAAATTTCTGAAAGTTGTTTTTACCTATATCTATATAATGCAAACATTAAAACTAATTGACAAGCATAGTTTAATATGATACTATTCTATAAAAAGAAAGAGAGGTGTTACAAATGGCATTCAGGGAAAAAGAAAAAGAGCTGTCATATATTGCACAATATCAGAAAGACAAATACGACAGAATTACAGTAATGTCCCCAAAAGGGACAAAAGAAAAATTGAAAGCGGCTGCAACTTTGCGGAATATGAGTGTTTCTGAATTTGTGTTATCTTGCGTCACAAAAGAATTAGAAAAAATGAAAGAATAGTTCAATAATATGTTGACAAGCATAGTTTAATATAATATAATGACATCATAGCAAATGACATCATGACATCATAAAAGTGATATCATCAAAATGACATCATGAAATCATGTAACTATGACATCATGACATCACATGAGGAAAGGAGAAACAGCAATGGAAACATTTGATTACAAAGTGCGTTTCCCGAAAGACCTAGAACCGCAGATCAAAGCGCAGGCAGAAAAGAACGGTGTAAGTGTAAACCAGTTTGTTATAGGTGCCGTGATCGTAGCATTGCAACCAGTACAACCGCAGACAGTGACAGAGCAACCGAAAGAAACGCCCGTGGCAGGCTCTAGAAGCCACTTAGACGAGAAAATCGCACTCATACAGGCAAATGAACGGCTACACGCTTTACAAGCCAAAACAGCGGCAGAAAGAGCCGCTAGAGAGCACGGAGAAGTTAAACCAGTTATAAAACATCCTCCGAAATGGGCAGGCTTACCCGGACAGCGGCCAGATGAAAGTAATGTTGAATGGGTAGAGCGCAAGAGGAAAGAAGCGGAAGAAATTTATAAGCAAGGTATGGAACGAATACAAAGAGAAAAGGAGCAGAAAGCATGAAAGGAACACCGGAGCAGATCACAGCAAAGAAAGCCGCCCGGATCCGCTCAAACGTCCGGCAGTTCTTCCGGTACTACCGGGAGCAACTGGAAAACGTGGAATCCGAACGGCTGAAAGAATTTAACCGGGCAGAACTCCAAGCACTGGAGACGGTGCAAGCGGAAACGCTCCAAGCACTGGAGAGCATGACAGATCCGGAGTTATTGACCAACAAAGCCGCATACGGTGACAGGGCGTTAATTGACCGGATCACAGCGAGAGCGGAACGGATAAGAAGAACAGAAAGAGCAACAGCATAAACAGGAATTAAGCAGGTGCAACAGCCTGCTTTTCTTGATCTATTTTCACTGTGATATTTTAACGTGCTAAATTTTGTAGACAAATTGTAGACATTTTGTAGACGCAGATTAAATAAAAGGAGATTAGATTAAATAAAGGTTAGATAAAATAAAAGTAAATAAGAGCAGAAAGATATTGTATAACCAAGTATATATAAATACTAGAGCCGACCAGCTGCCACCATACACCCATCTGCAAAAATTACCTGTCTGTCTGTTAAAAAATCCTATTTGCCAAATTTACACGGATGATATTTTTTAATCGCATGATTTTTATATGCTCAGGATCACCGGCAGACATACCACCACAACAAATTGTCAAACACGTAAAAGGTTGTTGTAGATTTATAAATAACACTTATGGTATGATAAAAGCAGTTAGGGAGCCGACGTTAACACGGTGCGAGTGACAGCGGTGTAAATCCAACCCCCTTTGGATACGCAGCCGCCCAGATTGTAACCAAGACCACCGGAGCCGACAGACCGGAACCGTTCAGAAGTCACTAGCTGATCACTTTTGTAAATTTATGTTTTTACCTGATCTGTGGAGGAGATCAAAAGACATAGGTTTATTAAGTGATGCTTAGTGATTTTTTTATTGCAGATTTTAGGAGGCGCAGAAATGGAAAAAGTCGAAAATACAGAAACATCCCAGGTATATGAGAATGACATGGAATTATACCTTTCCCAGTTCTGCAGAGATCAGAAAATCAAGGATATCAGGCAAGAGTCTCAAAGCGTTTGGAATGCTGCTCTTATGTATATCAAACGCCATGCATTTAATGAACCTGACTGTCTTAAATCTAAAGAGATGCATAACATAGACGGGTTTATAGGTGGTTATAGTAATTATAATGCTTATAACTATGATTTGGTTAATCGCATATGTGATTATTATATATATATGTGTATGATGTATGATAAAGAGGTATCAGCTATAGGATTTAGCTTATTAACAGGTATAGACAGATATACTATAGCTACTTGGAGAGATGAGGGAACTAAATCAAGTCCATTAAGTTCTGACATCGGCAAAAAAATATCAGATTTTCGCGAAGAGTCTTTAAGTGCAAAACTTGCCACAGCAAAGCGCAACCCTGTAGGGATCCTAGCGATATTAAATCGTCACTACGGTTGGAACCTTCCGGGAGTATCGAGAGAGCAGCAGAACCACAAGCAAGCGTTGACCGCTTCGGATTTGCCACAGTTAGTCTGTGCAAATGGACAAAATAAATCAATGTTGACCGATTCCGGAGCGTATGACGATAGCAACATAGATGCAAATGAGTAGCAACAACAGCGGAAACGTGCGGAAATATGGGATAGTTAAGGACGTGTCAATAAAGACTGCGCGAAGCACGAATTTTGCGCATAGTTGAAATGCGTTGATGGCAACGGGGGAGGGGGTCTGACAGGACCAGCGAACAGCCACTACTTAGTACCTCAAATTTCCTCAAAAATAAAAAAGCCCTTTAGGAGGTGTACCACATGATTTTCATTTACATAGTTTTAGCATGGATACTGTTTCAATTGCAAGCTCCTGCATGGGTATATATCCTGTTCATCATCGGAGTATTTTTAAGAGCAGTAGTCACAAGCAAGGATTAAGCGTATGCAGATATTTGGGAAAGAGATAAAAGACGAATGTTCAAAATGTGGTGAAGTTCTGCAATGCGAATTATTTCTGAAAGGTCACGGAATCAAAAGAGACCGTGAGAACGTTACAGAAATGGTTATCTGTCAGATGAAGCACCAAAAGAGCAGGCTTGATAAAGAGCCTAAAGAAGATTTGCCAGTTAAGGAGAAATGTGAATTGCCACCGGAGATTAAAGAAATCTACACAGAGGTTTGGAAAATCCATAAAGAGTGCGCTAATCCGAAAACGGATGATGACTGGTCGTATCTTATCCGGCAGGGCAATCTGCTGATTAAAATGCATAACAATAGCCAGTTTGCTAAAGCACTGGTAATGGCAATGATCGATGAAATTGAAGGAAGGACGAAGAAAAAATGAAAAAGATAATCAGAAAATTCTTAAAAGTATGTTCTTCAACAGCATTACTTACTCTTTGCGGAAGTAATTTCCAGATTGCACGGGATTCCGGCACAGATACAATTTCAAGAGTTCTGTGCATTGCATTCGGACTGATATTGCTGATAGCAAATTATTTTGTGTGGGAGGTAGAGTTAACATGATTTTATTCATAATTTTGAAAATTGTGACAACTGCAGTAATGGCGTTTTTCGCAATAGCAAGTGCATTATATGCTCCAAAGCAGAAAACTGCATCAGACGGAGTATTCTTCTTTGCAACTGCAATGTTTCTTGCATTTGGAATAACTTTTATGTGGGTATAGCCTATGTGGTTACCGGAGATTATGCGAATTATCCCATATCACAATGTTGAATGGGTTAAATTCATAAAGCCATTATTATTGCCAAATATCTTGTGTTGTGTTGGCATTGGATATGTGGCAGAGAAATCAAGGCATCAAGAGTGTATGCAGCCTGTGTGCGGGAAACGAAAAATGGAATAATGCGTTCGACAACAACAAGTTTTTTAAAGTACCGTGCGCAGGCGTGACAATTAAGCAATATAGGGTGTTTCACGAAAAAATAATCCGGGAGCAGATGGTCTCTCTCCCGGAGTTTAGGACTATCGCCAAGCGGTAAGGCACAGCACTTTGACTGCTGCATTCCCAGGTCCGAATCCTGGTAGTCCTGTTTCGCAGATGTTTTCTTCTTTCGGTCTTTGCCATCTGCGAATATTCCATCTACATGGAAGACTCCTTTCACCTCATAGCGGAATGCTGTTAAGAGCCGTCGCAAGGCTCGTGAGGGTTTAACCGGTTTATGACAGCCCGGTTTTTGAAGAATACCGTTGTGGGTTTAATCTGCATCTGTTTTGTACCATACAACAGTTTAGAAGAGTATGTGGCTCAACAGAGATACTGCACAGCCCTTGCAGTCATAAGATGGGCGTAGGTGGTGGCAGAATGGTATTGAAGGCAAAGAAGCCAATCAGTAAGAGTATTGCCGAGTGACAGGCGGGCGATCATCCGTAGTCAGCAACAACACCTTTTCAGAAACTGATTTTGTGAGGTTCAAATCCTCACCCACCTATATTCCACGTAACCGCTTGAAGCCTTGCAACTATATAGCGGTGAAAACTTTATCTGCGGTGATAAGACGATACCGTGATTGCAATAGTCGGTAGGTAGCAGATAGATATGCCAGAAGTTCATCTGTGGTTATACGGCACAGGTTTTGGGGAAATATGCATAGTGGCGATTGCAGCGGTCTGTAAAACCGTGACATTAGAAACACCGAAGGTTCGACTCCTTCTTTCCCCACGATGTCGGATCGCAACCGACTAGCAGGTAACTGGCGGATGCCCTGCGAAAATAAAAATAGCCATAAGTGTTGCGCTGCGTCAGCGCCTTAAATGTAGGCATACAGCTTATGGAAACGCACATGATAGGTTAGTCAAGTGGTAAGACACCACCCTTTCACGGTGGTAACGCGAGTTCGAATCTCGTACCGATCACTGGGATGTAGCGCAGTTGGCGAGAGCGGCTGTCTTATACACAGTATGTCATGGGTTCGAGTCCCATCATCCCAATAGGTGTTGTTGCAAGTACACTCCGAGTATGCTCATTACAGAAGCATAGGGGATAAATACACCGGTTAATGTTTATCTCATGGGAACTTGATAGAGCCGCTTGCGGCTGACTAAAAGATCCTTGGGCAGAGGAAAACCAAGTAAAAAACCTCCCCTTGCAGATATGGTGTAATGGTAACACAGTAGCTTGCTAAGCTATCCAGCAGAAATGCTGTCAAGGTTCAAGTCCTTGTATCTGCGTGCGTCGATGAAGGATTCGACCAGCAGTCATTATTGAGAAGTGAAAATACTAGTAAGTAGCTTTGTTGAGATAATGGCAAATCCTCTTGTTTTGGAAAGCAATGAAAAAGTTTGACCGTTTCAAGTTTCAAAAAATCGTGAAAACTTTATATACGTCTGTCTGTTGGTCAGAAAGAGGTCTCCAAAACCTCTAACGAAAGTTCGATGCTTTCCGGGCGTGTTTATCTTTATCTCCACTTAGTCTGGCACTACTGCAATAGTTCAGGTCGATGGGAGATGTATGGATAGTAGTTGCTCATTATCGGTCAACGAAAAACACTTCTGCGAGTAGAATTTGCAGATTCAAAAGTAGTCGTACATTGTTTGGGTCGGGTGGGTTCAACTCCCACGGCAACTATTCCCTAGCTAAAACGTAAGCCACATATGTTTAGCGAAAACCAAGCCTATGAAGTAGAGAACAGACAAGACTGTGAGATTGTGGATAGTCAGTGACAAGTAGGCGGTGCACATTTGGTTATGGCAAGCGCAAGCCATAAAAGGTTTTTACGGTGCAATTTCCATGCATAGCTCCAGTGGAAGAGCGGCATCCGCATAGGATGTGTGTCGGCGGTTCGATTCCGTCTGCATGGGTTACGGAGGATATGAGGATGAATGAGTTCTTAAAGTTTTTTGACGAAAAGACACAAGATTTTCCGATGCATCTTGAAATAACATATAGCAAGATATGTGACTGGGGAATCTATATTTACAAACGAGGATGCGCAAACGACTATCCTGAGTGTAGAAGAGATGGTGATGATGCGATTCTCGTACATGAAAATGATACGGACATGGAATTATGCTTCGCAAAAGCACACGTTGCATTGAAAGAATGGCTTATTGAGAATAATGGCGGATATTAAGCGAGGTGCAACATGAGACATGAAAAAGAATGGTACACCTGTGACCGGTGTGAATCTGAAATAGAAATGATGCCGCAAAGAAGAACTTTTTTTACAAGGAAATTGATTACATCAGCAGAATATAGTATGAAATTTGCAAATGTAGCAGGGTATGTTGCTAATACTGAACTTGTATCACCATCGCGTACAGGAGTTCAAATTAAAGAAATACACGATGTTGGATACAAAGAATTTCATTTATGCCCTAAATGCCGGAAAGAGTTTGAAGAGTGGATGAAGAATGAATAAAATTTTATCAGATTATCAACCGCAAACAGAAGCATTACGAAATTTTAGTATAGATGTTTCCAAAGAAGCGGTAGAAAAATACGCTTTGGAAAAATTTGGAAGGATACCGCAAAGTTTTATTGAAAGAGATTTTGCAAGGAACTGTAAAGTGATGGAAGAAAGCAGAAAGGCGTTTGATAAATGAAAAAGTCACGTTCTAAAATCATTATAAAGACAAGAAAAGGCGGATACACCAAGATATACGCAAACGGCAAGTGGCAGAAAAAAGTATACAACATAAATTTCCATGCGGACTGCATTGGGAATTTTATAACTACGATATGCACTTTTGATAAATACAAAGCGGACAAGAATGGCTCTATTTTGTATGACAAGGAAACGTTGGAAACAATGGTAGAACATTGTGAAGCGAGGTATTGAAAATGATTGTATTGATGGTTGATGAAAAATGTCAAAATTGCCCTAATTTTTCTCCGACAGTAGACAAGATAGACTATACAACAATAGGTGGAGATAGAAATATCAGTCAAACAGTTTACTGCTCTGAAAGAAGTTTATGCAAAAACATTGAAGAATACTTGAAAAATAAATGAAGATACATACCGCCGCATAAAAGACTTGCGGTGCTAACCTAGAACAATTATAGGCAGAGGTCTATAAGCATCTCTGCGATAGCGTGGAGGTGCTTTTTCTTTTGGCAAGTCAGAGCCTTATATCGGCAGTAAACAGCTATGACAATTACATACAGCGAAAGGGAATTGATGAACAGGTCATTGATGCGTACATAGAAGCCTGCAGAGTGGCTATAAACGGTGAAAAGGATATAACTTATGGCTTACAGATAACAAACCGTTCTAAAGGCATTGTAGAGCGTTTCTGCATGGAAAGAACCGGAGGAACCATATGGGATTTGGAAAAGTATTCCTTTGCGAACAAGACGCACTATTCACTGACAGATAAATTGTACGATGTTCTTCTACTGGAAGCACAAAATAAGGTTGTGGACAGTGCCTACCGCTATTTGGAAAAGAAAAGAGAACCTAGAGAGCGGTTCTATATGCCACGCAGAAAGCAATTCCTTAAAATCGGTCTCATGGATGCCATTCAAGGCATGATTGATGATATATATGACATCCTCTGCGTGTCACTTATCCCTGGTGCTGGAAAAACCACGGTCGAGAAAATGCTAAATGCGTTGGTAGCAGGATGGTTTCCGAGAGATTTCAACCTTTTTTACTCCCACAGTGGAGATATTACACGTATGTACTATGACGGTGTGTACGATATTTGTACAAATTCTGACGAGTACACTTGGAATGAAATTTTCCCAAATCTTTCTGTTACCAGTACTAACGCAAAAATGGAGCAGTTTAACATCGGCAAATATAAACCATTTCCATCCGTTCAGTGTACATCCGTAGGAAGTAAAAATGCTGGTAAAGTACGTGCATCAAAGTTTTTGTTCGTAGATGACATGATCGGTGGCATCGAAGAAGCTATGAATCCTATAATTTTGGATAAATTGTGGGACAAGTATGCGGTAGATGCAAGACAAAGAAAGACACAAGATACTGACGGAAAGAATTGCAAAGAGATCCATATTGCTACCAGGTGGAGCGTAAATGATGTAATCGGTCGGATCCAAAATATGTATGAAGGGAATCCGAGAGTAAAAGTAATTGCAGTGCCGGATATTGACCCAAAAACAGGATTAAGCAATTTTGACTACGAATTTTCCGGATTTACGGTTGCTTTTTTTGAAGATCAACAATTACTCATGGATGAAATCTCTTATAGGTGTCTTTACAAGCAAGAGCCTATTGAACGTGAGGGATTGTTATTTCCGGAAGAAAAAATCAGACGTTATCTTAATCTGCCACATGGGGAACCGGAAATTATTACCGGGCAATGCGATACCAAGGGAAAAGGAACCGACTTTTTTGTTCTTCCGGTATTGCAAAAGTATGGAGAAGATTATTACTGCGTGGATGCTGTTTGTGACAATACTGCAGATTATGAGATGCAGTATGAAAATGCTGCAAATGTACTTGTTAATAATAAAGTGCAAGAGTGCGAATTTGAGCGTAATGCCGGCGGTGACCGTGTGGCAATGGAAGTAAATAAGCGTGTAGAGAGTAAAGGATGGATATGCAACATCACAGACACACCGACAGAGACAAACAAAGAAGCAAGAATTTTCCAGTGCTCTAACTGGATTTTACAACACGTAATATTCAAAGATCCATCATTGTATAAGCCTAACGAACCATACGGTGTAATGATGTCGTTACTGAAAAGGTATTCTGTTTCAGGAAAAAAACAGTTAGATGATGTACCTGATGTATTTTCAAACTTTGCATTGCGAATTACAAACGGAAACAGGGTAGCAAAAGTAGAAGCAATTCAAAACCCATTCTCTTTCGGACGGAGGTATTGATATGACAACCAAAGAATATTTAGGGCAGATAAGCCGCCTTAATCGGATGATAAATAATAAACTCACGGAAATCGCACAACTCAAAGATATGGCTGTAAGCATATCTGCTACGCAAAGCGGTGAAAGGGTACAGACTACACCGAATTTTGACAAAATAGGAACAAAATATGCCAAAATTGATGAAATGGAACGGAAAATAGATGGCATGGTGGACGAACTTGTCGATAAAAAAGAGAAAATCATACAGCAGATAGACAGCATGGAAGATGAAAACACATACAATATTCTGTTCGCAAGGTACATAGAAAAGAAAACTTTTGAAGTGATCGCAACAGAAATGAAATATTCATGGAGACAGGTTGTCAGACTTCACGGAACTGCATTGAAACAGTTTGAAAAGAAATACGGAGAAGGGTATTTGAATGAACAATGTCATTGAATGTCATATATAAAAAATGGTAATGTTAAACTGAAGAAAATATTTAAGATGCTTTCTAATCCTCCTAAAAGGCAAACAGCCGGGAATACCGTCTACGTTATGTGGGCGGTATTTTTGTGCGCAGAAAAGAGGTATTTATGATTTTTAACCAAAAAATTAGAGTGTACTGTCCGGGATGCGGACGGTTGGTCGGTGAATGTAGTGCAAAATCGCATATCGACAAGACATATAAGTGCCGAAATTGCGATAAGATGGTTGTTTACCATACGGAGACCGGAGAACGTGAGATCAAGAAACTTCCAAAAAGAGATCAGAGCAGCGGAATGACATTTATGTAGGTGAAAATATGAACACTATGAAATTTCAAGACCTTGTAAAGGGTTGTCACGGTAGAAAAATTGCATATACGGATGTAGAGCAGATAAACGAAGGCAACATTGTAAAGGTTATTGGTGATTGCATCGGTGTTTTTAATCACAATAAGTCAGTTATCAAGTACTTGTGGGAGTACTATAAAGGAGATCAGCCGGTACTATACAGAACAAAGCTGTCAAATGAGGATATAACGAACAAAATTGTTGAGAATCATGCTTATGAGTGGGTACAGTTCAAGGTCGGTCAGACTTACGGAGAGCCTATTCAGTTTGTCAGCAGAAAAGATGATGAAGCTGTAAATAAGGCAGTAGATGAACTGAATGATTACTTAGCAGATGCGAATAAGCATGAGAAAGACATAAAAGCTGGTGAGTGGCAGTCGGCAACCGGAACATCATTCAAAGCTATTCAGATTGTGAATGGAGATGTTCCTATCCGTGTGGTCGCACCTAATCCTCTGAACACGTTTGTCATTTACAACCGCAGTTCCGAAGAACCGATTTTGGCGGTACAGGAATTAAAAGATGAAAATGGAGAGTGGTACAAACTCTGCTACACAGAATCCTATGAATGTAAGATAAAAAACAGTGCGGTTGTTTCTGATACATGGAAACTTCATGGATTTGGTGGCATTCCGATTGTAGAATTTCCGAACAACCATGAGCGGTTGTCTGATATTGAACTTGTTATAGATCTGTTGGATGCAATCAATAATACACAGTCAAACAGAATGGATGGCATAGAGCAGTTTATCCAGGCATGGTACAAATTTGTAAACTGCGAGATTGACGAAGAAGAGTTCAAAAAAATGAAAATGAACCATGCGTTGGTTGTAAAGTCCATCAATAAAGACAATAAGTCTGATGTGGATGTTATGTCTCAGGAGCTTGACCAAACACAGACACAGGTCTCCAAGGATGATTTAACAGACAGCGCACTTTCAATTTTGGGAATACCGAACAAGCAAGGAAACACTGGCGGTGATACGCAGGGTGCGGTTGAGCTGAGAAACGGATGGGATTTTTCAAAATCAAGAGCAAGGCTTAAGGATCCGGTTGTTAAAACGGCAGAAAAGAGACTGGCCAAGGTTGCACTGAATGTTATCCGCATTAAGAAAGAGGATCTGAAAATCACTCTTAGAGATTTTGATGTGCAGATCAACCACAGTCCACAAGATAATATGTATACGAAGTCGCAGACATTACTGCAACTTCTGCAGTGTGGTATTCATCCTCTTATTGCAATCAAAACAGTTGGACTTTGGGGAGATTGTGAAAAGACTTTCAACCTTTCCAAGCCTTACCTTGATGCTCTGTGGAAAACTGCTGACATTATCAACATGGAAGAGCAGATGGCAAAAGCACAAGAAATTGTAAAACAAATGCAAAATAAGACAGTTGCCTAGAAATAGGTAGCTGTTTTTATTTTATAAAAATTCGCAATGCCGTGAGCGTATAAACCGGCAATGTCAACCGGTGTCGTTGCACCGTATAAAAATTCGTAGGACATAACGGAGGTAATTTATGAAGAGAGAAGAACTGACAGCTATGGGTTTGACTGATGAACAGATTGAAAAAATCATTGCTGAGAATAGCAAGGATGTTCAGGCAGCAAACGCAAAAGCAAACAAAAACAGTGAAGAGTTGACAAGACTGCGTGAGTTGGAAAAGGAATACACAGCCATGAAAGATAAGGGTTTATCCGATTCGGAAAGACTGCAAAAAGACCTTGATTCTGCAAATGCAAAAATCGCAGAACTTGAAAAGACGCAGGCTATTGCGGCACAGAGAAGCAATGCAGCATCCAAGTTTAACATTTCTGCTGAACAGGCATCACAGGTTATCAAGGATGACGGCAGTTTTGACTACGAAGTACTCGGAAAGATTATCTCTGATAAAGAGACTGCTGCGGCACAGGCTAAAGAGCAGGAAATCGCAAACGGAACCACAAATCCGGGCGGTGGTAATGCTGGCGGTGGCGGTAAAGAAAAAACAGCGGACGTAGAAAACGCTGAAAAAATCAGCTTTGGAAGCAATTCAGCAAGCGAAGAAGCAAAAAACCATTATGTTTTATAGGAGGTAAAAAGAATGGGTAAGCCTATTACTAGAGACTTTACACAAAGTAAAGGTATTTTGAAGTTTTTCCCTTATGAGGGAGCAGCCTGCATCGTAGAACAGAGCGGTGTGAGTGCAGGAACTGACGGAAGAAAAGTTGTGCCTGCCGGTACACCGTATCCGTCTAATGATGCAAAGTGCGTAGGTTATCTGCTTGAAGATGTGGATGTAACTATGGGAGATGCACCCGGAACCTATGTATACCAGGGAACTATTGATTGGGAAAAAGTAAAGAGTTTGACAATCTCTGATGAAGCTAGAAAAGCTACACCGAGAGTCACTTTTTACGGTGCACCACAAATTTCCGCAGTGTAATTAACAACAATTCAAGGAGGTATTAACTATGGCATTACCATTAAGCGAAGCATTTACAGCGAGAAGTCTCGGTGTAATGTGGAATAACTATGAAAAAACTTTAGGTTCTGCACCTTACCTTGGCAGACAGAAGTTTGGAACAAGAAAGCAGGATAGTCTCGACCTTAGATTCATTAAGGGAGAGCGGTCTTCCTGTTTCTCTGAAAGCATCTAATTTTGATGCACAGGCAGAGTTAAGAGATGTTGGAGGATTCTCCGACATTCAAAACGAAATGCCTTTTTACCGTGAATCCTACATGGTAACTGAAAAAGAAGAGCAGGAATACGCAAATTACCAGAATGCAGAGAACGCTTCCCTTGCAAATGATGTTCTTCGTGAAATCAGTAAAAAGCCCATGATGCTAATTGAAGGAGCAAGAGTTGTTCCGGAGAGACAAATCTGGCAGTTGCTTGCACCGGCAGACGGCATTCCCCGTGTACAAGTCACTATCGGTGGTAAGAGCTTTTATGTTGATTACACTTCCGATGCAGGAGTTGAGCATAAGAAAGACCATTTCGTAGAAATTTCCGGAGAGAGTGATAAGTGGAACGTTCCGGCAACCGCAACACCGCTGGATGATCTGATTGAAACCAGAAGAAACTTCGCAAAGAAGACTGGTTATTCCCTGACAAGATTTACCATGAACACCGAGACGTGGGAAATGGTTCTGAAAGCAGAGGACACCAAGAAACAGGTTCTCGGAATCACTGCTTACAATGGTGGAATCCGTTTACAGCAGTCTCAGGTTACTGAATATCTGCGTGGATACGGAATTGAGATCGAGGTTTATGACAAGTTGTACATTGATCCTGCAGACGGTCAGACCAAGTACTTCGTACCTACTGGTGTTGTATCCGCTCAATGCGCTGGCGTATACCTTGGTGATTATGTATTTGGGAAAACCCCCGAGGAAAGAAGCGGAAGCATCACCGATGGCAATTTGTCCATCGTAGAAACTGGTATTTCCGTTTATACTTATGCTACCAACCATCCTATCAATACTCACTGCGTAGTGTCCATGATCGGACTTCCTACCTTTGAGGGTATGGACAGCGTTGTTGTTATGAAGGTAGCGTAGGAGGTGTGCTTATGAAGGCACAGTACACAGTTAAATTCAACGGCAAATGGTATAAGGCAGGAGAAGAGATCCCGGAGAGAAAAACTTCGGGATCTTCTGATTTTAAACAATATACCAAAAGCGAGATTAACCGCATGAGTACCGCAGAACTACAATCTCTTGCGAAAGAGCATGGGATTGTTGATGCGGATGAAACTACTGGCGGTGAGCTGAAAAAGATTCTGATTGAAAAGTTTGAACTTTAAGAGGTAACACATGGCAGAATATACGACTTTGGAGCAAGTAAAAATCCGTCTGAAACAATTTCATATTGATTCTGAAAGCTCCGAGGTCGTGTTTGACCATTTGGAAGAAAATCCTCTTTTGGAACAACTTATCAGTCAAGCAGAAGCAGACATCAGAGCAAAAAGAATGTACCCGGAAAGCTACACGGAAGAGAAGATTGCTGCGGATATGAAAAAATTTCAGTCCGTTGTGGTTAATCTTGTTGTGTATGACAGATCGCAAGCCGGTGAAAACTTCATGGCAAGCTATTCAGAGAATGGAGTGTCGAGAACATGGAGAGAACGGGAAGAACTGTTTGTGGGTGTATTTCCATTTGCAAAAGTTTTATAACCCCATCGAAATCGAGGGGTTTAGAAGATTGTGCGTGACCATGTTACTGATTCCAGTAATAAGGTTGCAGGCGGCACACTTTAAGGGTGGTGGGCGGTGTGCCAACAAACAAGGAAGGCGGTATATGATGTGACTATAGAGTTATCTACAGCAATCATTATAAGCGTGTTATCACTCGGTTTTTCCGTCTACATTGGTCTGAAAAACAGCAAAAGAACAGACACAAAGGATATTGAGGAACGTGTGAAAGAAAACACACGCATCAACATGAAACTGGATACCATCCTTGATACTATCAATGAAATGAAAAGCGAGCGTTCAGAGATGAAGAAAGAGCTTGCAGTGCATGAACAGAAGCTGGCAAAGGTTGAAGCCAGTACGGCATCTGCGCATCATAGACTTGATGGAATTGAGGAAAGACTTAACATTAAAGAGAACGGAGGTAAGGAATGATGGATTTTTCACAGGTAGGAACTTGTGTTGCAATTGTGGTTATCTGCTATCTTGCCGGTATTGGAGCGAAGCTGATTCCGGTTATTAAGGATAACTACATCCCGGTTGTTGTCGGCATTGTCGGTGGCATTCTCGGAGTAGTAGGAATGTATGTTATTCCGGATTTCCCGGCAAATGATGTGCTGAATGCAATTGCAGTCGGAATTGTTTCCGGTTTGGCAAGCACTGGTGTAAATCAGATTTACAAGCAGGTGAAGAAAGATGCTTGACATTAACAAGCAGGAAATGAAGTACTCACGGCAGGGAGAAAAAGTCACGATTTATGACCGGGACGAAAACGGTAACATTATTTACGATGAAGTGGCAGGTGAAAAAATTCCGTCAATCAAAGGAACGATTACGGAATTTTTAGAACCCGTCCTTTTTTCTGCCAACATCAGCAATAAGCTGTCGGAAGTACTGGTAAAGGAATTTGGTATTGATGATTCCAGTTCGTATTGTCAGATTGTGACCGACAAGGGCTATTTGCCGATTAAGGCAGGGGATGTTATATGGAAGAAATCTGAAGTAGGTCGTGACGATGACGGACTTGTTGACAGCAAGACTGCGGACTATGTTGTCAAAGGCGTTGCAGACGAGGGACTGACAGCAGATTTGTTCTTGTTGCAGAAGAAGGTGAAGTAGTATGGCTAAACCTATCAATATCAATCTGTTTGACCAAAAGTCCATACAAGCAGCTGTAAAGGCTCTTAGAGACTATGAAAATAGTTTAGAGTATAAATGTAGGATACTGGCTGAAACACTGGCAGAAAAGGGCGCAGAGATTGCTAGAGTGCAGATTGCTGACCTTGATGCTATATTTACATCGGAACTTTTGCAAAGCATCCATTCGGAATATGTTGGCTCCGTAAAGGGTGGCGGTGTTTGGGCGGTGGTTGCAGGTACAGACCATGCGCTTTTCGTTGAGTTTGGTACTCTTGGTAGCATGGGTGGAAAGAAAGAATATCCATATCCTTTGCCGGAAGGTGTTCAATGGAATTACGGCAGTGGTTCACACATCATGCAATTAAAATCCGGTCAATACGGATGGTTTTACAAAGGCAAAGACGGGAAAGTTTATTGGTGCGAAGGTATGGACAGCAGACCATTTATGTATAACACATCTATGGAATTGTTAAGTGTTGTAAAAACAGAAGCAGAAAAGATTTTTAATGAGAAGTAGGCTCATGTCGTGAGACAGCAATAAGTCCTGCTTTTTTCTTTTTATAGAAAAAAGGAGAGATTTATGAACTATTATATCGGTCAGCGTTTTGGAAAAGTAGTAATCATTGGAGAAGAAAAATACGAAAAAAACAGGAAATATGTAAAAGTAAAGTGCGATTGTGGGAAAACAAAATATGTAAGAACCGATCAACTTAAAAAAGCAAAATCCTGCGGATGCTTAAATAAAAATTCATATGGAATGCCTTCAAAAGATTATGAAAAGCTATACGGAGTTTGGAGCAATATGCGAAAAAGATGCTATGACCCCAAATCTGAAAGATATTATTCATACGGAGAAAAAGGTATTTGCATATGCGAAAAATGGAAGAATGATTTTCATTCTTTTGCTGACTGGTGTTTGGAAAATGGATGGAATCCAAAACTATCTATTGAAAGAATAGATGTCCATAAAAATTATTGCCCTGAAAACTGTACCTTTATAACCATGAAAGAACAAGCAAGAAACAAGACAAGTAATGTTTTGATTACAAAAAATGGAGAAACAAGATGCGCAACAGAGTGGGGAGAACTGCTAGGGATAAACCCAAAATCCATTATGGCTAGAATTTACAGAGGGTATAATGATCCTAATGTGATTCTGTTTCAAGGAGATCTTCGAGAATTAAGGAGGTCATCAAATGGAAAATAATGAATATCAGTGGGTATCAGATTTCAAAGTCAAGATTGCATCGTACTTAAAAATGAAGATACCGCAGAGCCATCCTAAAGCTTATGTGACGGACAAAAGCAAGGATTTGTCAGACCCTACATTCCCTACGGTGTACTTTCATGCTATGCCGTTCGCAGAGACAGGACAAGACCTTGAAGCACGTTCTGTTAATGGAATCACAGCATCATACCAGGTCGATGTGATAACCAACAAAAGTCAAGAAGAAGCCGAAGCTATCATGGCTACGGTTGCTGGACTTTTCAAACGTCTGCGATTTCAAATAACTTCCATGCCTGAGTTCAATAATACTTCGCAGGGCACATACAGAAGCACTGCACGGTTCAGAAGAACAGTAGGTGCTGATGATACATTGTAACTATTAGAGCCAGATGGCTCTATTTTTTTATGCAAATTTAAGGAGGTATAAATTATGGCAGCAGCCGGAATTTCTACTTTAGGTATTACTTTCGGATATGGTACAGAGACAACCGCCGGAACAAAACCTACAAGTTTTAAGCAACTTACAAGAATCAATGCCATTGGCGGCATCAACATTGAGCCGGAGCAGATTGATGCTTCTGCGTTAGAAGATGCAATCACCAGATATGTAAAAGGTCGTGCAGATACTGGTGGATCTTTTGCAGTCACAGTTAACTTCACATCAGAGACCGTGGCTGAATGGACTGCACTTATCACAGCCTACAAGGCTCTTACTGGTGGAAATAGAATGTGGTTTGAAACCGTTATTCCCGGAGAAGAGAAATCTTTCTTTGTTGTGGCACAGCCACCTGAGCAGATTCCACAGCCAGAGATCGGACAGAATGAACTTCTGACAATTGAAATGAACCTTACCATTGAGGAATACAAAGGTTTGGATTCTACTGTTGCACTTACAACGGGGGGAATAGAAAGTCAGTCAGAAACAAATAACACTGCCGTGGCTGACTTTGATGAAGCGGTAGACGAAACATTGATTTAGCAAAAAGAGAGCCGTCTTCGGGCGGCTCCTTTCCAACAAAATGTTGGGGAAAGGATATGTTTTTATGAAGAAGATTTTAGTTAATGATGTTGAATATACTTTAGAGTTTGGATTCGGTGCTGTGGAGTGCAAGGATTTGATTCAAAAGATGTTTCTTATGCTTTCCGGTGGCTATGTAGCTAAAAAAGCAAAAAATGTACAGAATCCCACACCAGAAGAAATTGTAGATGGTAGCGGATATATGCTTGCAGAATTTCCTCATGTATGCAAAACGGCTTTTTATGCTGGTCTTATCGAAAACCATGAAGGTATTACACCGGATGAATCCAATGCTTTAATGAAAGAATACATGAAAGCAAATGGTCTGTCTTTTGTGAAACTGTATGGAGAACTGACAGACTGTATGAAAGAAGACGGTTTTTTCGAACTGTCGGGTCTGACGGAAATGATGACGCAGACCAAGGAAGAGATGGAGAAAGAGGACAGCAAGGTAACGAAGATGCCACAGGATCACAAGAAGAAATCGACTGGCACAAAATAATATGGGAAGAATATTTTCCATTTGCTTTTTCCATGGGAATTTCGATAGAAGAGTTCAAACATCTGAATCCTAAAAAATTAGAGTGGTGTTACAAAGGATATAAACTCAAAAAAGAGGAAGAAGATAGGAACTCATGGCAACGGTGGGGAGATTATGGAATATCTGCATTAATCTTTGCAATAGACCATTGCCTAAACGGTAGAAAAGCACAATCGAAGTATATTGACAAGCCTATTATAGAACGTGCGGACATTGCTAATAATGAAAAAGAAATTCAGAAGCAAAGGAAAGCGTTCCTCGCAGGACTTATGGCAATGCAGGCTAGTTTTGAATTATCACATCCAAAAAAGGAGAAACAAACATGAGTTTAACAGGAATTGATGTGTCCTCATACCAGGGGACGATTAACTGGTGGGCGGTAAAACAGAACGGTATTGATTTTGCTATTCTGAAAGTTATCCGTAAGGATTTGAACCCGGACAAGAAGTTCGAGGAGAACTGGAAAGGTTGTAAAGAGCACAATGTCCATGTGCACGGAGTATATGAATACGGATATATTACAACGGTTGCAAAATCACGATCTGATGCAAGAAGAGTGCTTACTATTCTTAATGGCAGAAAAGTGACAGTATATCTTGATGTTGAAGATGCCGTTATGAAAGGTCTTGGCAAAAATATTATTTCCATTATCAATGCTTACGGCAAGGTTATTACTGATGCAGGATTGCAGTTCGGTGTGTACACTGGGGAAAGTTTTTACAAGACATACATTAAGCCTTATGGCGGTGTGAGTTATCCCATGTGGATTGCACGGTACGGCAAGAATAACGGCAAGTGTAATGTGAAGTATCAACCGCAAGTACCGAACATGGTAGGATGGCAGTATACTTCTAAAGGGCGTGTAGGCGGTATTGTAGGCAATGTAGACATGAATGTATGGTACAAGGAATTAGATGCCGTATATGAGGATTCTACAAGCTATAGAAACCCTTATACAGAGCCGGAAAGACTTCTTTATTACAAGCGTCTGGCAATGATGAAGGGAAATGATGTCAAGTGGGTGCAGTACGAACTTGTAAGGAAAGGCTTTATGCCGTCTGTAAATGCGAAAGGTAAGACGAACATTGACGGATATTTTGGAAAAACCACTTCTGATGCAGTAAAAGCATTCCAAAAGAGTGTTGGAATCACTGTAGATGGAAAAGTCGGTGCGGTTACAAGGGCATATCTCAAAAAGTAATTTTAGGAGCGGTAGGTGTCACAGCTTACCGCTCTTTTTCTTGGAAGTGGCAGACACTTCCTTTTTTATTTCGGTAAAGGCGGTGCAGTATGGCAGATATTGATAATCTTCAAATAAAAATCAGTGCGGATGCGAACAAAGCAACTAATGCGCTGAATAAACTTGCATCAAGTCTTACGAATTTTCAGAGAAGCTTGTCTATTGATACATCCAAACTGACAAGCATTTCTAATAGCATACAGAGTATCGCAAATGCCGCCAGTTCCATGAATACGAGCGGTATTAAGAATATCTCCACATTGACAAATTCCATTAACAGAATGGGGAAAATAGATACAAGCGGATTAAGCAGAATTTCATCTGCACTGAAGACTTTTTCTGCTGACATGGCAGGAACTAAAGTAGATGGAGTAGGGGATATTGCGAGCATAGCATCTTCGATTTCAAGACTTGGTGGTGTGGCATCCGGCAGAGCAATCACAAACATTCCTTTACTTGCAAAGAATTTGAAGCAGTTATTTACAACTCTTTCAACCGCTCCGAATGTCAGTGAGAACATTATCCGCATGACGAATGCACTGGCAGGACTGGCATCTACTGGTGCGGCATCCGGGAGAGCAGCAAACTCTTTAGGACGTAATCTGAACACCTATACGGCAAGCGCAAAAAGAGCCACGAAGAGCACATTCAGCCTTGCTGCGGCTTTCGGCAAATTCTACGCAACATATTTCCTTGTGATCCGTGGAATTAAAAGCCTGTGGAAGTCCATAGAGGGAACTACGGACTATATCGAAGCATTTAACTACTACACGGTAGCATTCAATAAAGTCGGCAAGGAATGGGGCAAGGATTTTGAAAAATTCGGTTACGACAACGCAGAGGATTATGCGCAGAGTTTTGGAAACCGTGTAAATGAACTGCTTGGTAAAATGTCCGGTCTGAAAGTAGATGTAGACGGTGGATTGATTTCTGAAAGCGGAATGAAGAACCTGGGACTGAATTTACAGGAGATTACGCAGTACGCTTCACAACTTGCATCTATCACCAACTCTTTAGGGCAGACCGGAGAAGTCACCACAGCAATTTCAAAGTCCATGACAATGCTTGCCGGGGATATTTCCTCTCTGTTTAACGTGGATTACAGTACAGTTGCAACAAACTTACAGTCCGGTTTGATTGGTCAGTCAAGAGCACTGTATAAGTATGGTATTGATATAACGAATGCCACCTTACAGACCTATGCTTACAAATACGGCATTGAAAAGGCTGTATCTGAAATGTCACAGGCAGAAAAACAGCAGTTGCGTCTACTGGCAATCTTAGACCAGTCCAAAGTATCATGGGGAGACTTGGCGAATACAATTAATTCTCCAAGTAATATGATCCGTCAGTTTACCAACAACGTAAAAGAAGCCGGTATGGTACTGGGACAGTTGTTTATTCCGGTATTGCAGAAAGTACTTCCTGTTATTAACGGTGTGGTAATTGCGATTAAGAGACTGCTTGTCAGTGTTGCAAATTTACTGGGAATCAAGATTGACTTTTCGTCATTCGGTCAAGGTGTATCCGGGTACAATGAAGAGTTGGAAGGCACTGCAGATGCACTTGATAAAGTTGGTACAAGTGCAAAAAATGCTCAAAGCGGAATCAGAGCATTTGATAAATTGAAAGTTATTTCAACTCCAAAATCCAGTGGTTCCGGAAGTGGTGCTGGTGGAGCAGGAATTGACCTTACCAAAGAAATCATGGATGCTACTGCGGAGTACGAAAAAGTATGGCAGGAAGCATTCGACAAGATGCAGAATACAGCTCTAGGCTGGGCGGATAAGATAGAAAAACTTCTTGAACCTGTGAAAAAGTTGTTCAAAGATTTATTCAATGGTGATTTCTTCGAAGCAGGACAAGATTTATCCGGTATTGTCACAGGAATATTTAACTGGATGTCCGATGCTATTGCATCTGTAGATTGGTATCAGATTGGTCAAAACATAGGACAGTTTCTTGCTGGTATTGACTGGACTGCTGTATTTACATCTGCCGGAAACTTTATAGGACAAGCAATTACAGCGGCAATCGAACTGTGGAAAGGAAGTTTCGATGCTGCACCAATCGAAACCACGATTCTGACAGCAATAGGACTTTTGAAATTCACTGGCTTGGGAGATATTCTGTGGAAAGCAATAAAAGATTCTATTGTCTTGTCAATGGGCGGTAAGGCAGGAGCAGGAATCGGAGAAACAATTCTCGGAAGTCTATTAGGAACTGGAGCGGCAACAGGAGCAGGGGGAGCGGCAGCAGCAGGAGCAACCGGATTGTTTGGTGGTATTAGTGCAGGAGCAGTAGCGGCAACAGCGGCTATCACAGCGGTTGTAGCAGGACTTGCGCTTGTATATGCGACAAACGAGGATGTTAGAAATAGTTTCAAGGAATCAATTTCAGCCATTGCGGATAACCTAACTCCTGCAATGGAGTTTTTGACAACAACGGTTATACCAGATTTACAGAATGCATGGACAGGGCTTGTAGATGTGCTTACTCCGATAGGAGAATTTTTGAAGACTGCATTCACAAGCATATGGCAGGATATGCTAAATCCCGCATTAAAATATGTTGGTGAAGAAGTGCTTCCGAAATTGCAAAGTGCTTTTGAAAATCTTTGGAATGGAGTGCTTGTTCCGTTTGGAACATTCCTTGGAAATATCTTAAAGCCTGCAATTCAAATTGTTACTGATATACTTACGGTACTTTGGAAAAATGTAGTAGTTCCTTTGGCACAAGCATTAGGAAGTGTTTTAGGAGCTGCATTTGATGCGATAGTCGATACCATGAATTTTCTGGTAGAACAAGTAAAACCAGTAATAGAAGTATTCAACTTCTTATGGGACAATGTTTTATCTCCCATAGTCACTCATTTGTGGGAAGATTTAAAACCTGCTTTTGAAACTGTTTTTAACGCAATAGGTAATATTATCAAAAACCTTGGAACAAAATTAAAAGGACTAATTAATTTTGTTTCCGGTGTATTTACTGGAAACTGGAGAAAAGCATGGGACGGAATAAAAGACATTTTCAAAGGAACATTTAACAACCTTGTATCCATAGCAGAGGGATGCGTAAATCTGATTATTGATGGAATAAACGCTTTTATTGATGGTTTTGGTCTGATTAGTGGCATATCTGAAGCTATAGGAATAAGTTTCAAGCCAGTGCAAATACCTAAAATAAGTATTCCTCGATTTGATACCGGTGGTTACGTTCCGAGCCGATACACGATGATCATGGCAGGAGAGAATGGTGTACCGGAGATTGCCGGGACAGTAGGCGGCAAGACAGCGGTTGCCGGTGGAGTTGAAATCACTGGAATCAAAGATGCCATCAATTCCACGGCACAACAGGAAATTGCACTTCTGAAACAGAATAATCAGCTACTGCAAGGAATCCTTGAAAAAGAGTTTGGAATAACAACCGATCAAATTGGAATTGCAGCAAGACAATACGGTCAAGAGCAATTTAACCAAAAACACAAGAATGTATATGTATTTTAACACAGACAGCACTCTGAATGGGTGCTGTCTATTTTTATGCAATAAGGCGGTGAGCGTATGTCAGCATATCAAGGATGGCTTTTAAAAATTGGAGATTACGTTATTGACCAGTCAAGATTTATAGCCGCTGAAAGTTATCAGCCAGCTGTAAATATGCAGGATGTAGACCCGTGGACTGATGCAAATGGATACGTACATAGAAATGCTGTGGAGCTAAAAGCATTAAGTGTTGATTTTTCCACACCTGCGATGCTGACGGATGACGATTTGCAAGAGTTACTGTCCGGGATACGAAGCAACTTTATTGATGCAACGGAACAGGGATGTAATATCACGGCATACATTCCATTTTTAGGTCAATATGTCACACAATATGGATATATGGCTGATATAAAGCCTACAATCTATGGAACTTATGACGGAGAGATTAAATACAATCAGATAGAATTTTCATTTGTCGGAGGTGTAGCGAATGAGTAACTATACCTATGCGGATTTGTTTGATAAAAGCGCATCCAAAAAGGAAATCACGATTGAAACAGAGGACAAGTCTGTAAAAATCACCAACAGCGAAATCCATTTTGAACAGTTTGAATTAAAAGAAATACTATGTGATGATGATTACCTTACATTTGGACAGTGCAATGCATCACAGTTAAAATTCAAAATTTCCAACGTGTTCACAAGCATGATTGGGAAACAGATAAATGTTTCTGCTGTGATTAATGGACATGTTGACGCACCGTTTATTTTCGGCAAATACCGTGTCATTTCCGATAAACCAACAGATGATAAGCGTTACAGGAATGTGACGGCATATGACGTTATATACGATATTGGAGAATCAGAAGTATCTTCCTGGTATAACGGATTGAAGTTTCCTCTGACTTTAAAGCAGTTCAGAGACAGTTTTTTTTCATATTTTGGTGTTGAGCAAGTAGCAGCCACATTACCTAATGACAGCATGGAAGTTGCAGAAACCATAAAGCCAAGTGAACTTTCTGGCCAGACGGTCATGGAAGCAATCTGCTCAATAAATGGATGCTTTGGTCACATTAACCATGATGGAAAATTTGAATATGTTTTCCTTAAAGCAATAATATCCGGATTATATCCACAAAAAGGATTATATCCACAGAAAGGATTATACCCTAGAAAAGGTTCTGAAAAAGAAAAGGTTACTGGTGGAAAATACAAATCAGTTAAATATGAAGATTTTGTCTGCCAAAAAGTTACAAAAGTGCAGATAAGACAATCAGAAAATGATATTGGTGCAGTTTACCCGGATACAGAGATTACCGAGAACGACAACAGTTATATTTTGCAAGATAATTTCCTTGTTTATGGAATGGGTGCAGATGCCCTAGAAACGGTTGCAAGAAATCTGTATGAGGTTATTAAAGTTGTAAAATATAGACCTTATAACTGTGAAAAAATAGGAAATCCTTGTTTGAGCCTTGGAGAAGCAGTCAATGTATATACGGCTAAAGAAATCATAGAAAGCTATGTGTTGAGCAGAACATACAAAGGAATCCAACAACCGATAGACACCATATCTGCCACCGGAAAAGCACCAAAATACAGTGAACAAGTAAATGGAATTAACAAAAGTATAATTCAACTCCGCGGCAAGACTAATGAGTTGGAGCGTAATGTAGAAGAGACCCGGTCCGAAATAAAGGATGTTGAAAGCGGACTGGATACGAAGATTACACAAAATGCCGGGAAGATTGAACTTGAAGCAAAAAGGGCAACAGATACAGAAGTAGAATTGGCAGCGGCAATATCTTTGCAAGCAGACCAAATCAAGTTGAAAGTTTCAAAAGGTGATGTCAGTTCGCAGTTGAGCATTGAAAATGGACAGGTAAAAATTTCCGGTAATCGGTTCGTTTTGGAGTCAGATAATTGTAGTATATCAGCAGACGGAACAATAACAGCAAGCAATGCAGTACTTAACGGTAGTATAAAATCGGTAGGTGAAGACGGAAATTACACAGAAGTATCGTCTGGTGAAATTAAGTTTTACAACGAACAAGTGCAAAGCACAGGGTCTATAAGAGGATTGGGCGAATCTCTTGTTATAGATGGCGCCTCGGTAAGCGTAACAGGAATGCTTATTGTTGGAAATGGTGCTACCCATTTATCTCAATCATATGTTAAGAGTATAGCCACAACTACAGGATCGTTTTTAAGTAAAAATGTAATAACAAATTCGACATTAACTGTGACTAGAAATTTTACCACAGGAAATGTAACAGATGTGAAAATAAACAATCAAACAGCGTTGGTAGCAGATTATCCAGGATATGGAACCACGTTTGTAAAAACAATAACACCGACAGGTGGTTTTTTATCGGTATCCGCTGGAATAGTAACAAGTTTTTCGTAGGAGGCATTATGATTAAAAAATTTTTTATACTGCAAACAATTTTAGGAAAAACAATGGAAGAAGTTGAAATTGAAAGATCAGAAATTCAGCAGTACATTGCTTTTACCCTTGGCTTTACTACATTTACAGAAATCAATGCCACACTTTTTAACACAGAAGATGGCGATGGATTTGAAGAGTTTATGAAGCAACTTATTGATATGTCGGATACGGTTGTCGTGCAGAGCGGATATGAGGTATCTGAACTGTGTAAAAAACTGTATGCCTATGCCGAAGCGCAGGGAAAAGAAATCTATGTAAAGGAGAATTGATATGGCTGCAAATTTTGAGATTAAGAAATTGAAAAGCAACCTTGCGACAGTATTAAATCAAACCCCGTTGCCTATCGAGGTGAAAAGGCTTGTACTGTATGAAGTGTATTCGGAGACTAAGCAGTTAGCAGATATGCAGATTATGAAAGAGGAAAGCGAGGTAACCGCAGATGGCGCTGAATAAGGTTTATACCAGAATTAACTGGGAAGATTATCCAAGTGAAAACACGGATTTAGATGCATACAATCTTAATCAGATGGATTCTGCTATTGATGCGTTGGACAACCGTATCATATCACAGGATGCCTTAAAAGTAGACAAGTCTGCAATAAACGGAAATATTGCTGATTGGACTATGGATGAAACAACCGGTGTTATTACTATTACAAAATACAACGGTGAAAAAATTATTTTTGACCTTAACATTGAAAAAATACCTGTTGGCTTTTCCATGTCTGATGACGGAATCATTACCATGACTACAGAAGATGGAACACAGTTTACAGCTGATATTGGTTCTATGCTTCCGGTGTTGACATTTGAAGATTCTGCAACCATAGCTGTATCCGTGACTGGTACTGGAAAGAATAAGACTTATTCTTTTTCAATCAAAACAGGATCAGTAACAGATGCTATGCTACAGCCTAATTATTTAGCAGATATTAGAGTAGAATCCGCAAATGCATCTGCTTATGCGCAATCCGCAAATGCAAAATCTGTATTGTCTGAATCTTATGCAATAGGTGGAACCGGAACAAGAGAAGGAGAAGATACCGATAACGCAAAGTATTATATGGAGCAGGCAAAACAGCAAACAGGAGGTATACCTACAAAAGTCAGCGAATTAGAAAATGATGTTGGATACATTACAAAAAAAGTTTCTGATTTGACAAATTATTATGACAAAAACACTGTTGATGAAAAAATAGATGCAATTCCCAAAACAGATTTGACAAACTATTTGACCAAAACTGGTGATGGTAGTAATTTGACTGCGGCGTTTGAAGAAGCAACAAATTTAGAGGAATTAACGACAGGAGAAAAGTTATCATCTATTTTTGGAAAACTTAAACTGGCTGTAAAAAACCTTAAATCACTTATAGGCCTTATTGGAAATACCGATATTTCGGATATTGGTGACGGTACTATCACTGGGGGATTAAGTGATGTAAATGGCAAGTTAATACAAATAGAAAAAATATCTTTCACTAAAAATGCATCAGTAACTACTCAGAATTCTAAAATTGCAACTATGTATACTGCTACTCAAAGATGTATTGTTATAATATCTGCTGTACAACAGATAGAAAACGTTTCACCAAAAGAAACAATTATATATCATTCAAATCATAGTTCATATATACGTAACGTTGGATTAACAACGGCAACATTGTGTTGTCACTTAGAAACCGGAGAATCGGTAGAACTATATGCTTCTGCAAATACAGCAGGAATAAATTATTTTATTGCGAGAGGTATTGCAATAAAATTATGACTTTTTAATATATAAAATTTCTACACTGACATTCTTGCTTATAGTTATTGATTCAGTAACAGTACCATAAAAGGATACAGTATTATTTAATGTGGAAAGTTCTATTCCTGTAAAATGAATCCTATCACCAATAGCACGTTGCCCTAAATTCCAACCGGCTATAGCAAGGGGAATATATCCATCACGTGCGATATTTATAGAAAATAAAAACCTTCCTAGAGGTAACGATGTATCTGTTCCTAGACTACAAGCTTCTATTTTAAGCGATGTTAACTTGCCATTTACAGAAGTAGTCATAAAAAAATATTTGCGAAATAACAACAAAAAAGAGCATGGTGTAAAAGCCATGCTCTTAATCTCTTTATCTGATTCCCCAGTCACCGTCATTGTTAACGAAACCAACCACATATCCTATCATGTCATCAATAAGATTTTCCGGGAGTATGCTGTTCGGAGACATAAGCGGAACATATCTCCATTTTCTTACACCATCTTCAATTATATGTGTTTTCACGACAATATAAATCCCACCATTACTGGTCACAATACATCGTTCACCGTCTTGCGGCTCACGATCCGCTGCAAGGAGAATAATTTCCCCCGGCAGATAAAACGGCATATAGTAGTCACACGGAATTTTCACACCGATATAAGCTTTGGATTTTATGTCTTCCGGCAAATTTTCTATGCACATGGGTTCCACAGCATTTGTGGTTGCGATAATTCCATTCATAAGTTGTGGATTAAAGACAGAAATATACTTGTGCGATTTTTCAAGACTGGAATAGATTTTAGCTTGGTGACGTATGAAGTAACGGATAATGTACAGAGAGTGTTCCGGCAGACTGCGGCATATCTTGACAGATTCCAACATCTTATCTTCCATAGTGCCACAACCTACCAACTCGTCTACACTGATTCCAAAGGCTCTGGCAAGCGCAACAGCGGTCGATAGCTTTGTGTCGTTAGAATTACCGTATAGTAGTGAATTAAGCGTAGAATAAGGCAAATTAGCTTCATCAGCAAGCTTGTAAACCGTCATGTCCGGTTCATTGAGAAATTCATGGAGATTTCCACGAAAACTTAACATATAATTAGTACGGTTGACTGATAGATGTGTCGATATTTCTTTGATTCGGTCTTTTTTCATCATGTTTATTGTCCCCCTTTCACATGATACACTTGTAACATCCCTTGTTTCAAGGGACTTCAAGTTCTGGCGAGGGCGGTGTTTATTGGCGTTTTCACCGTCCTCTTTTGTTGATATTTTACAACAATAAAAAACGTGAGTCAAATATATTGATTGTTAAGAACATATGTTCTATAATTTAGGTATCGCTACCAAGTGCGGAAAGATTAGGGGGTGTACTATGGGGAAAGAAGATTACAAAGAGGAAATCACAAAGCTAATCAATGCTTGCGATAATTTACATTGGTTAGAGTGCATTTATGCCTATGTTAAAAAATTACTTAGATAAAGGAAAAGAGCCAAGGACTTGCGCATTGCCCTTGGCTTTTTCTTATTCGTTCTTTTTTGCGATTGAATCAATCAACTTTTCCAAAGAGTTCCATCCATCTTCGTCCAAGTTGGCCAGTGCGGATACAAGACGGTGCTTAAATGTATCTTCACCGGACTTTTGAATTTCTCCGAGCATTTCAGAGATTTGTTCGTCTTTTGATTTCTGAACAAGCATTTCACCAGTTCCATTTCGGAGCCATTCTTCGTTTACATCAAACTCTCTGCAAATATCAGATATGGTTCTTTCAGATGGTGTCTTCGTGCCTATCTCAACTTGCGCAATATAGTTTCTTGACAAGCCGATTTGCTTTGAAAAATCATCTTGTGTCATATTCAAATACTTTCGCAAAGATTTGATTCTCTCATTCATTTACATCCCTCCTTTCACTAATAATATACACCCAAAAAGTCCCCAAGTCAACAAAAATGTGTTGACATAAAGTTTCTAAGGGACTATAATATGTTTACAAGGTCAACAGAAAAGAGGTGAGAATATGGAAAAACAGAGATATGTGGTTTTAGACAAAAACGGTAAAGCAAATATAGTTCAGAAAGCTGATTCACGTTTTGTTGGAATTGACGAGATGGCACAGCACATTGCGTTTGACATTATCGAAGATTACAAAAGCATTATAGATGGCGATAAGAAAATCGAAGAAACAAATATTGATTTGTCTATCAAAGTACTTACCGCCATTTCGCCTTTTAGGAACGGCTCTGGATTTGGAAAGGATTGCTAATTGCTTCGGCTTTTGCTAATTGTGGTTTTTCTTCCGGTAAAGAATTGATGATTTCGGAATAGTATTGGTCGTACAGGTTCTTAAAATCATCAAAACTTCCGGTATATCCACAAATTTTAGCAATGGCGTAAGCGGATGCGTATTCTTTGGAATCCAATGTAATTCACCTCCTTATATCAGAATAAGGAGAGTATACCACAAATAGGGAGTTAATTGAATGAGTGAAAAAGAGAAAAAAATCGTTGAGAAGTTAAAGAGAGCCATTCCGAATATGTCCGATTTTGACAAGGGATATATTCTCGGAAAGACAGAGAAGATGGCAGAGGAATCTGTTAAGAAACAGGAGGAAGAAAATGCAAAGCCAGTTTGAGAAAGAACTTCTAAAAACATTAAAGAGCATTGACGGTACTCTGAAAAGAATTGAGAAGTCCATGAATGATGAAGAGAAACAGCATATGACAATTTGTAATGCAGTTTCTCATGCAATGAAAGGAGAACATGAATGAAAAAATGGACTTACCGCCAGAAGAGAGATCTTCTTGACAAATTAGAACCTTGGATCACTGCATTGGTTCAACTCATAAGTGCATTGGCTGGGGCGGCTGTCGGAATAGCTATCTGCTACTTTTTCTAAGTGGTATGTGGCAGTTGCAGTTATTAAAGCTACAACAAACGGTATGAGTATATTTCTCAAAAATGAGAGAAATAAATGTTCTTTGTAGAATCTTCCTTTTGAAGACAAAGCGAATGTGAACATTTCACGATTTATGGATGAACTAACTATGGTGAAATATCCCTTTTCCTTTAAGGACAAAAATGCTTGGTAAACATCTTCACCATTGTAATTCCCTATTTCAGACAATGAAATGGAACATTCAGAAGATTTTACAGTTTTCCTAAGTACTTTTCTTTCGATTTTGAGAAGCATATGAAACCTCCAGTTTTTTAGAACATTATACCACAGAAAGGAGAACAATGAACGAATTAGAGCAGAAAACAATATCTTCCGTGGAAGTAGCGGAAATGGTAGGGAAACAGCATAACGATTTGCTTAAGGATATCAGAAGATATTATGAGCAATTAGGACAGGGGAATATTTCCCAGTCCGATTTCTTTACAGAAAGTACCTATCAAAACAGCCAAAACAAGACACAGCCTTGCTACATGGTAACGAAGAAAGGCTGCGAGTTCATAGCACATAAGATGACCGGAGTTAGGGGAACAGAATTTACGGCAAAGTACATTGACCGTTTCCACGAAATGGAAGATTCCATTAAGGCACATATCCCTACTGGACAGGAATTGATTGCACTGGCGGTTGTCGAAGCACAGAGGATGCTTGCGCAGAAAGAGGAAGAGGTTAAGCAGTTGCAGACCACAGTGCAGCAGATGGATGCCGTGATTACCGATATGACACCAAAAGTTGACTATGTGGACAAGATTCTTTCTTCCAATGATTGTATGACGGTTACACAGATTGCGCAGGACTACGGAATGAGTGCGGTGAGGTTCAATTCAGTTTTAAGAACAGCCGGCATTCAGAGAAAAGTAGGTGACCAGTGGATATTGTATGCAGACTTCCAGGGCAAGGGTTATGTGAGAACAAAGACAAATGATTATGTTAAGCATGACGGAAGTACCGGTACAAAGCCACTTACCGTATGGACACAGAAAGGCAGAATGTTCTTGTATAACAAGCTGAAAGAGATTGGCATTGAACCTATCGAGGAGGAAAGCGCATGAGAACAACAATAAAGCTGTTTCTTCCTATTATAATAGCACTCTCCATCACATTTACATCCACGGCACAGCCATCCGGCAGTTTTATCTCCGAGGAAGCGCAGGAATCGTGTGTAAAGTACGGTGAGGAATACGGCATCTGCCCGGAAATGCTCATGGCAATGATCGAGAAAGAATCTTCCGGAAGATCGGATGTGGAAAGTGGCGGTTGCAAAGGTCTGATGCAGATTTCTGACAGATGGCATAAAGACCGCATGGAGCGTTTGGAAGTGACGGACATTTACTCCGTAGACGGCAATATCCATGTGGGAGCTGACTACTTGTCGGAATTGTTTGAAAAGTACTGTGATGTAGGAATTGTACTCATGGTTTACCACGGAGAGAAGAACGCAGCTACAAAGACAGAATTAAGTGATTACGCAGACTGGATATTAACCAGGAGCGCAGAACTGGAAAGGATGAATGGAAAATGACGAACAGAGAGAAGTATGCGGAACAGATTCTTGATATTGCACTGGCCGGCGGTTCGGTTGCAGTAGACAAAAAAGGAAACATATGTAGATGCACTGATATTGGATGCAATAACTGCATATTTGCGAAAACTAAAACTGATGATAATCGTTCTTGCAAAAAGAGAATTAAAGAATGGTCAGAGCAGGAATATGTTGAACCGCCTGTTGACTGGCGCAAAGTTCCTGTGGATACAAAGGTATTCATAAGAGATTACGACAGTCAACCTTGGAGGCCTAGATATTTTGCAAAATTTGAAAATGGGAGAATATATACGTGGAGCGATGGAAGAAGCTCTTTTACTGCACTTAAACCTGGGGCTACATCATGGTGGAATCAAGGAAAACTTGCGGAGGACATTGTATGAGTGCCAAAAAGCGGTTTACCGTCAAAGGGTGCATCGGAAAGATATTTTACAGTCCGAAAGAATGGGAAGTTGACCGTGAAACAGCATTCTATTACAGAATTGTAAACCGCAATACCGGAAAGAAAAAATGGTTAGGAAAGGAGTATTTTTATGCAGAAACGACAGATTATCCCCATCGTCCGTGCGAATGAGATTCTGATTGCAGGATTGTTAGACGCAGGAATCTTGTATATCGGTGAAGATAATATAATTCACGTAACAGAATACTGAAAGCCGGAGGAGTGAGGAAATGGAAAGGAAGATAAGAAAAATCTTGGTAGAACTGGGGCTGAAACAGTACTTGCCGGGATTCCAGTACATCATCGAGGTTGAAACGCTGATGTTTGAGAACCGGAACAGAAGACTTTCTGAAATCTACCGGATTATCGGAGAGAAACACAGCACAAATGAAAAAAGCGTGTATCAGGCGATCAAGTGGGTTGTAGATAAGATGAACCCAAACACAGAACTATACAAGGAGATCAATGAGACAGACAAGCCGGTCTCAATCTATATGTTTGTTAATTCACTGTATTTATATCTTTGGGAGGATAGGAAAAATGAGGATTAAGCACATCTTTTTGCAGAATTTCTGCAAGTTCTATGGTTCTAACGTAGTGGACACTGATTTATACGACCGGACAGAGGTTTCCGGGGTGAATGAAACCGGTAAGTCCACAATCAAAAGAGCAATTCAGTATATTTTTGGATGCCGTGACGAGAACGGCAGAGAGATCACCGGAATCAGACCGCACGATAAGGACGGCAATGACATTGACGGAGATATTACCGCAGAAGTTACAGTGGAGATTGACGGTACAGACAAGGTTCTGAAAAAAGTATGCCGTCAGAACTTCAATAAGAAAGGCGAGTTTACCGGAAATGTCACGGATTACTATGTGAATGATATTCCAAAAAAGGCAGCAGATTTTGAAGCATTTTTGGAAGAGAGTGTATGCGGAAAAGATAAGTTTTCGCTTTGCATCAATGCCATGACACTTCTGCTGAAAGGTGGAACGGATCAGAGAGCAATTCTTGCTGATATGTTTGGTCAGCACAGTAATGATGACATTTGCAATCAGTTTCCGGAGTTTGAAGCATTAAGGGCTGTTCTGCAGGACGGCACGGTTGATGAACTGAAAAAGCGTTGCAATACGCAGTTGTACGGCACAAGGGGAAGAAATGGAACCAAGGGATTGCAGGATCTGTTAGATGAAATTCCTAGCCGTATTGACGAGGTGAGCCGTCAGAGAGTGGATATTGACCTTGCGGATCTGGAACTGAAAAAGAAAGCTTTACTGGATAAGCTGTCAGAGAACATTAAGCAGCAGACAGATACGCAGAACAGCATGATTTCCTACGATAAGCTGTCTGATGGAATCATTGAGTTGAAAGGTCAGTTGAGCGCATTACAGCAGAAAGCAAATGAAAAACTGGATGCTGACAGAAGAGAGAAGCGCACAACACTGAATCAGATTCAGAATGAGCATCAGAAAGAGTTGCTTAAGGCAGATACCATTCGCGAAGAGATCACGGAACTGGAAAAGCGCATCGCACAGTTTGAACAGAAGAGACAGGAATTGAAGAAGAGTTGGGATTTGAATAAAAGCCTTAAATTTGATGAAAACTCTCTGATTTGCTCCTATTGTGGACAGGAATATCCGGAAGAAAAGAAAGAGCAGCTAAGAACGGAGTTTGATACGCATAAGGCACATGAACTGGAATTGATTACCAAAGAGGGTTCTTCCTGTGCTGAACATATCAAAGCAGATCAGGCAGAACTGGAGAATAAGCGTGAGGAACTGAAAAAGACCGAGGATGAAGTGGAGCGGTTGGAAAAAGAGATTGCCATTGCTGATAATGCCTTAAATTCTATTCCGGCAAGCGTGGATATTTCCAACACAGAAGAATACAAAGCTGTCCAGTCACAGATTGCTGAGAAAGAAGCTTCCATGAACAAATTCACTGACATGAATCTTCTCAGAATCCAGTTAAAAGGTGATGAAGAGCAGATCCGCAATGATATTTCTGTGGTTGATAAGTCTTTGGCGAGTGTAAGCATTAACGAGAGTGTGGATAAGCGTATCGCAGAACTGGGACAGGAGCGCAAGAACATTGCACAGAAGATTACGGATGTGCAGGCACAGCTTGACCTGTTAAAGAAATTTAGCCGGAAGAAGAACGAGCTGTTGGAAGCTGATGTGAACAAGTATCTTTCTTTCTGTACTGTGCGGATGTTTAGACCTCTTGTGAATGGTGACACGGAGGAATGTTGTGACTTTACATACCGTGGAGAGCCTTACAGCCGGAACATGAACCACGGAGCAAGGATTCTGACGGAGATTGACATTTGCAATGCGTTTCAGAAGCGGTGCGGTGTGGAATTGCCTATCATGGTTGACGATACCGAGAGCCTTGATCCTTGGAAGATTCCTGATGTTGACAGTCAGTTGATTATGTTCCGCAGAAGTGATGATGCGAGCTTGAAAGTGGAGGAAATGACGGATGGAAAAAGTAATTAAGGGTTACAAAGGATTCAACAAAGACATGACTTGCCGTGGATTCCAGTACGAAGAAGGTAAAGAGTACAAAGAGGAGGCAGCATATGCCTGTCATAGTGGATTCCATGCTTGTGAATATCCTCTGGATTGCCTTGGTTATTATTCTCCGAACGAATCTGTTTACCATGAAGTGGAGCAGAACGGTGAATTTGACAGAGGTGAAGATGATTCCAAGGTTGCATCTACAAAAATAAAGATTGGTGCGAGATTGGATATTTCCGGGCTGGTAAAAGCAGCCATTGATTTTACTATGAGTAGAGTTAAAAAAGAAGCAAAAAGTGATGAAGACAAAGGTGCATCATCTGCCACAGGTAACTACGGTGCATCATCTGCCACAGGTGACTACGGTGCATCATCTGCCACAGGTAACTACGGTGCATCATCTGCCACAGGTGACTACG